CAAGATGAAAGGTCCTCAGCAATCGCTTAAAGACTGGGGCGACCAGAAATGGCGCACCAAGTCTGGGAAGCCGTCAAGCAAGACGGGGGAAAGGTATTTGCCTAGTGCGGCGATTGATAGTCTTAGCCCCGCAGAATATGCGGCGACAACTAAAGCCAAGAGAGAAGGCAAGAAAGCCGGTAAGCAGTTTGTAGCGCAGCCCAAAACGATTGCTAAGAAAACGGCTAAATTTAGATGAGTACCTCTGGAACCTCTTCGTTTAACCTTACGTTCAATGAGATAGCAGAAGAGTGCTATGAACGTTGCGGTGTTGAGATGCGAAGCGGGTATCAGCTTCGGACTGCTCGCCGTTCTATGAATCTAATGACTATAGAGTGGGCAAACAGAGGCATCAATCTGTGGACAATTGAACAGGGAGAGATTCCTCTTGTACAGGGTCAGGTGGCTTACGCACTGCCTGATGGGACTATTGATTTGCTTGACCACGTTATCAGACAGAATCAAGCTACAAATAACCAGCAAGACATCAACATTACTAGGATATCGGAGTCAACATACTCAACGATTCCAAACAAACTTGCTCAAGGTCGCCCAATTCAAGTTTGGATTAACCGACAAACCAACGCAACTTATACAACTTCGGTAACCCTTTCCAGTTCAATTACAGCAACCGCTACGTCTATCACGGTTAGTAATGCATCTAGTCTTGGTGGCGCTGGTTTTATCAAGATTGATAACGAACAGATTTACTACACAAGTGTCTTGGGTAATGTTTTGCAATTGTGTAACCGTGGACAGAACGGAACGACCGCAGCAAGCCACACTGCTGGCGCGGTCATCTCGGTAGTCAATAGCACTACAATCAATATTTGGCCTACAGCAAACGCTGGCGGTTCTTACACCTTTGTTTACTGGCGCATGAGGAGAATCCAAGATGCTGGTTCAGGAACAAAGACCGAAGACATCCCTTTTCGCTTCTTGCCTTGCCTCATTGCTGGGCTTTCTTACTATTTGGCAATCAAAAGCCCGGAAGCAGCAGACAGAATTGCAATGCTCAAAAGCCAGTATGACGAACAATGGAGGCTTGCAGCAGATGAAGACCGTGAAAAGGCTTCCCTGCGCTTGGCTCCCCGACAGATGTTCTTCTAATGGCAAATAAGTACGCATCTGGCAAGTTCTCAATTGCTGAATGCGACCGCTGCGGTCAGCGGTACATGCTCAAGGAACTTAAACAAGAGGTTATCAAGACAAAACTTTTCCAGATTAAAGTTTGCCCTGAGTGTTGGGACCCTGACCAACCGCAGTTGTCACTTGGACTTTACCCGGTCTATGACCCGCAGGCAGTCAGAGAACCAAGACCTGATATAAGCTATTATCAATCTGGAACCAGTGGACTTAACACTAACACCACAAGCGGTACAAATGTTACGCAGGATGGGTACCCAGAAGAGGGAAGTAGGGTCTTTCAGTGGGGTTGGAACCCTGTGGGAGGGGCATCTAGTTTTGATTCATTATTAACACCTAATGACTTGATTTTTACCTTCACGTTAAGTGACGTTACAATAGGATAGAAAATGAACCGCAAAGAAGTTAAAGGCATTGCTGATGTCGAAGCCGCGAAAGTGGTTAAAGGGCATGAGAAGAAGATGCACGGCATGAAGAAAGGTGGACCCACCAGCCTTGACCGCAAGAAGTACGGGAAAAACATGTCCCGTGCAATGAACCAGAGGTAATTATGTTTACTATGAAACGTGGCGGCAAAGAGATTGGGGGGGCTAGTGTCTATGCTAAACCTCATACTGGCTCAAGCCCTAAAGTAGAACTTGGCAACGGCTATGGCAAACCCAACAAAGGCGACCAGCTTGATGAGTTGTGCGTAAGTATTAACGCCATTAATAGCAAACCCTGTGATGAACCAAAAACCACTGGAATTAAAACCCGTGGCAATGGTTGTGCTACCAAGGGTACGATGGCTAGGGGTCCGATGGCATGATATACACCGATTTGGTTGCGTCTATACAAAACTATGCTGAGAATAGTTTTGATTACACAACGACGCCATCAATTATTAATCGGTTTATTCAACAGTCTGAACAGACAATCTATAACGCTGTCCAGCTTCCTTCGTTGCGTAGTAATGTGACCGGTGTAACGACCGCAAACAATAAGTACCTTTCTTGCCCTACGGACTTTCTGTCATCGTTTTCGTTAGCTGTTATTGATGGGGCAGGTAACTATAACTACCTGCTAAACAAAGACGTTAACTTTATACGTCAAGCGTACCCAAATCCAAATGATACGGGTTTACCCTATTACTATGCTTTGTTTGGACCGCAATCAACCAATCAGGCAGAGCTATCCTTTATTCTTGGCCCAACTCCAGATGCTGTATACACAATGGAGTTGCATTACTATTTCTATCCAACATCAATTGTGACCGCTGGTGCAACTTGGCTTGGTGATAACTTTGATATTGCATTGCTCAACTATTGCTTAATGGAAGCAATCACCTATACAAAAGGCGAGCAAGATATGGTTGCGCTCTATAAAACTAGAGCAGAAAACGCAATGGTTCTTCTCAAGCAACTGGGTGATGCCAAAGAGAAGGGCGACGCTTACCGTGATGGCTTGCCTAAGTACAAAGTCATATGATTACTCAGACCGTCACCACATCGTTTAAATACGACTGCTACACCGCGCAGCAGAATTTATCCACGGACACGTTAAAGATGGCTCTGTACACCGCAGCAGCTAATTTAAACGCAGATACAACCTCTTACGTCGCAACAGGTGAGGTATCCAGTCCAAACTACACCGCAGGTGGTCTGACCTTAACCGGGGTAACAGTCTCCACCTCTGGCTCAACTGTATACGTAAGCTTTAACAACCCTACGTGGAACAATGTGTCATTTACCTGTAGGGGTGCTTTGATTTACAATTCAAGCAAGAGCAACAAGTCAGTTGCGGTCTTGAACTTTGGTTCTGACAAAACAGTTTCTAACGCCACATTCACTGTGGTTCTTCCAGCTAATACAGCTACAACCGCTTTGATTCGCTCCTAACGGAGCTAGGAGTTTCTCATGGCTATCGTTCAATCAATGCCTGTTTCATTCAAAGTTGGTTTGATGAACGGGGTTTTTAATTTCCAAACTGGTACTGGGGCGGTGTTTACTGCTGCTATTACTGGGACCTCAATGGTGGTCTCGGCGGTATCGTCTGGCACTTTGGCAATTGGTCAAGGGGTTCAGCTAACCGCTACCCCTAATACGGTCCTTACTAGCGCGTCCGCCGCTGCTTACATTACGGCGTTTGTGTCTGGGACCTACGGCGGGGCTGGTACTTACACGCTAAGTACTTCGGCTACGGTTAGCTCAAGCTCAAATAACCTGACCGCTGGGTCGTTTTATATCGCCCTGTATACAAGTTCTGCAAGCCTTGACGCGGCAACCAGCGCGTATCTTCCCGGCTCCGCTAATTATGAAGTTGTTCCTAGTTCTGGAACTTCTTATGTTACCGGCACGGCAAACATTCCCGGTGGCAATGTACTGAGTGTCTCGGTCACGCCTTCACCGGCAGGTCCGACGTGGAGCACGTCAAATCAGACCTCGTACATTAACTTCTCTGATACCACTTGGGCTACTATCTCCATGACCGCTCGCGGTGCTATGATTTACCAGAACAGCACGTTGACGATTGGTGGAAGCTCCATCGTTCGCCCTGCGGTTGCTATTCTGGATTTTGGTTCTGATAAGACATCGAGTGCCTCTAACTTTACGATTCAGTTTCCGTCAGTAGGCACAAGCCCAACTGGTTCAACGGCGATTGTCCGCATTGCAGGAAGTTATCCATAATGGCTGTATCCCTTCTACACAATTTCGTAAGCGGCAAGCTTGACGGTACTGACGCCACTCTGGTTCAGCCGTCAAATTGGAACGCGCAACATACGTTGCAACTTGCTACTAATCGCTTGCTCGGACGTACCACCGCGAGTACCGGTGCCGCAGAAGAAATTGCTGTGGCGGGGACTCTTACGTTGGCTACTGGGACGTTGACCGGCACGGGCGCAACAACTGGCAAGGCGATTGCCGTTGCCATCGTATTTAGTTAAGGATTAAATCATGGCAATGCCAAATATTGTTGCGGTAGTCTCGATTTATGGCGGGACAGCGCAGATACCGGTAGCTTCTTTTACTGCTTCTACATACTCCGCTGCTTGGGTGTATCAGAGCGGTACGGGGTCGGTTGCTAACACTTCATTGCCCGGACTATCCCCGGCGAGCGGCTCAGTGCAAAAGATTGAGAACATTGTTATTGCTAATGCGACTTCCGCTGCGGCAACGGTCAGTGTTGCAATCTGTCCAGCGACGACCTTTAACGGTAGTTCTGCTGGATTAACTTATTTGG